CGCAGATTTGAGCCTCGTGGACCGGATACAGCGCGCTTGTGACGAGCTAGCCGCTTTTGGGCCGGACATGGCGATTGCTTCAGCTTTGGACTTGGCAGCGTGCTCTGCGCTTGCGTTGGCTTGCAAGGTTTGCCCTCGTGCGGGGATTGGGTTGGCGATCGGATCGATGATTGCAGTGCCGTTAAGGCTGAAATCTAGGCTGTACCGGAAGCGTGTCGAGAGAGAAAGACAACAAGCGCTAGCTGATGAGCCGATGAAAGTGTCAGCTGGGGCAGCCCCCGCGGGTTTCAGGGTGCAGGACCTTGGACTCTTGATGCCAGTCGTGTCGGGCGATAAGCCGCTGCTTGACCCTGAGTCGGTGCAGCGCGGCATGCTCCAGCATGGTTTCAACAAATTGGTCAGCAACTATGTCGCTGACTATTGTATCGGAGTTGGAGATCCGAAGATGATCGACCCTGATCACAAGGTCACTTTGAGTCCTCCTTTTCAAACCATCGTTCATTCAGCGGCGGCGCGTAGTGCGGGATGCGTAAAAACGCCGGGTTTTGGGTGCATGTTGTTGGGACTGAGCAGCGAACCGCAAGTGGTGGTTTGCAGGCAGTGTCCCGAGAACGCACACAACAGCGTCTGCAACAGACATCACACGAAGCGGCCGCCTCTGATCGCTTTGCCACAGACTGGAATTGATTGGTTGAAGAAAGCGTTGCCCGAGGACAAGCTGAAGGCCCAATACAACGCCGAAATGTCGTGGATGACGACGAAGTGGCAGGACCGGTGGACGGCTAGCAAGGTTAAAGCGATGATCGATTCTTACATTCTCGACGAGGAGGACCAGAAGGCGTTCAAACTCTTCAACAAGCGTGAAACGAATGTTGGGCTGCCCACTAAGGCCAGGGGGATCCAATTCACGGCCAACATCAAGACAGCGGCCAACGTCGGCCCGCAAACGGCGGCGTTTCAGAAGGCCGTGGGAAAATTGTTGGAGGAGGCCGGAGAGATCGACGGGGTGTCGGTGCAGTTCGGATCGGGGAAGAATGCTACGGACTACGGCAAGTGGATGGAGGGGTGTGTCGATGGTGGTTTCAAGACCGGCATTGAGCGTGATGGCAAGCGATGGGATTCGACGATGAGGAAGGAGATGTTCGAGGCAGTGCTCGTACCTCTCGCTAACATTTGCGATTCCAGATTGGCTCAAGCTATGCGAGATGGTCTAGACGTCACGGCGAAGTACTCCTTCATGTCAAACACCCGCACTAAGTATAGCATGTCCGCCAGATCGCACGGTACGACAAAGAGTGGGCACAACTGGACTACGGTCGGCAACAACCTTATCAACCTGGCAATCGCCATCCATACGTGTATTGTTCTGAGGCTGAGAGCCAGGATAATCGTGGGAGGTGACGACTTGCTTATCATGGTGCATGAGAGCAGCCGAATTCCGACAGCCGAGGAAGTCATCAATCTGGAGAAGAGGTCGGGGATAATACCCGAACTTGGGATCCTAAAAGGGTGGCAGAACGTGTCATTCGTCTCAGGCGTATTCTTTCCTTTGGAACACGGGATTGGTTTCGGGCCAAAGCCAGGCAGGCTGGTGCAGCGTTTGTTCTGGGCCACCAAATACATCCCAGCCGACGTTCGGGACGATTACGTGCGAGTCGTCAGCGCCGGTATTCGTGCGGGTATGGCTGGGCATCCCATTATTGGTGCGTTCTTGGACGCGCATGGTGGACCAGCTCCGGCGAAAAAGATGTCTGATGCCCAGGCGAATGAGCTGACCGGATGGTTGAAATATAGCGTCAGAGGATTGAAAGGCGAATCGCGCCCGTTTGATCCGGAAGCGTTGATGCAATTTTACTGCCGGAAATACGACACCGACCCGTCGGAGATCGCTGAGGTAGAAAGGATGTTCAAGGAGCACAAGGGCAAGGTTGGGGTTGTATACCACCCACTATTGGCCAGAATGGCTGAATTCGACGGCTTGGACCCGGCAGATAGGCCGGAGTTCGAGTGGAACTAATCCTACTAGGAGACAGGCATCAATCGGGCCGTGGAACGCAACTACACGGCCACAGGCGGAATAGGCGACCGCCATGCCTTTAAGTTTTTACGATAGCTAGGTGAAAGAGTGTATGCTCTTTCGGTTTTTGTGGAATGGAAAGCAGAGATGGGAAAGAAAAGCAAGGTGTTGAAGTTGGTGAGGACGCTGGAAGCCAAGAGGTCCAAGCGGTCGTCCTCTGTTGGTTCTGCAAGAAGCCGTATGAGCGGAATGTCAGGGTCGACAAGGAAGTCCCGGTCGGGGTCTGCGAAGGGTGCACGACGAGTCCTGGATGGCACGACACCACCGTCGTCGAGTCAGCCCACCCGAGGAGGCATTGCCAAGCCCACGTCGTCCATAACCAAGAGACAAATGGACGATGCTTATCTTGCCGGATTTTTAGACCCGTGCTCGGCAAGCAGGGGGCCAGGGATGGCTGATGATCCCACAATTGTGTCCACGTTTTCCTCCACTCAGAATATCGTTTTGACGAATTCTTCGGGGGCGATCGACGCGCCTTGGCCGGCTTCTACTACGCTGACGTGCGACCCCAATGGGAACGTCGCAGTTTTGGTGGGGCCAGTCGCCTTTGCGAGCAAAGTGGACGGGACTGTGGAAATCAGATCCGGTTATACATGCCCTTCAAATAGGAGGCTGACTGATTACTCGTTTCCGACGTTACCTCCGGTTGGGCAGATGAACGGGTCAAAACCACTAGGCCGTTATCGACAGTCTGCGCCTGGTACATTTCAGATTTTCAGCTCCCCTGATTGGAACCCGGCTCGTGACGGGATATACAGCATGGCTTTTCGCATACTGGGCATCAAGGCGACTCTCACGGTTGTCGAAAATGCTTTTACGGCGACTGGTGAGGTGTTTGCTGGTGATACGGCTTCGTACTACCCGGATCCTCCGGTGTTCAAGTATTCGCTCAGCGGCGCGACGCCACAGGAGACAACTTCAGTTTCGTATTCGGATAATGCGGACATGTTTGCGCGTGCTGCGGGATTTGATGATGGCAGGAGTTCTCAGCGAATTGTTCCAGTCGGAGCTTTCGAAACGGGGAGAACGTTCGAAGCTGTGTATCTCCCTACTTCCCCCACTATTAGCACGTTTCGAAGCATGTTTCCGATTCAGTCGACAGGGTCGACCGGCACGTCTGGGACGAGCATTGGGCAGGCTATGCTCGACGGTCCTTTCGTGGTTTTCATCCTTACGGGAACGTCTAGTAAGTCTTCGGCCACAGCGGCAACAACCAACTTCGTTCTGAATTCCGAGGTCGCTATGGAGTGGATAGTCAAGTACGATAATCCGTTTGCACTACTGATGGGGGAGGCTAGGTACATGCCGAGTTGGATACCAGACTTTTCTCGATTGGCGGGCTTGTCACCTGGGGGAAGGATCGGTCACGTAGCTGCAGCGTATTCGGGCACCGAATTGCATGGACACTACGTGAAACACCCGGTCCATGTTGCCAGGCATGATGCGAACCGGCAAGCCGCGGCGCTGGGAAAGGCTTTAATTCACACCTCCACGGTACCGCATAATGCGGTCATGGCCGA